CAGGCACACTAGCAATCTCACTAGCCAGTGGTTACAGCATCCCAACTACGTCTAGCCAATCAAACTGGAACACTGCTTATGGGTGGGGCGATCACGGAAGCGCAGGTTACTTGACCTCTGCCCCTGCACCAAGTTCCGCGCAAGTTGGGTCTGCAACAGCAGGGTTAGCCCTAAATGCAGTAGGTACTTATGCGTGGCTTGGGCAAGCAACAGCAGGTACTTTTGTGGCTGGAACAAACTATTCTGGGTCAGGTCTTAAATACAGTGGGTTTTTGTCTACAAGCGTTTACAGCGATGACACAGCCGCATCTATCAATGGATCTGCTCCTAGTGGAACTTGGAGGGCTATGGGTTCGGCTGATAGGGTGTCCAACAGAGCGCCATCAACACTATTTTTAAAGATTGCTAACTAAGAGGTAATATGATGACTATTGTAATTACAGAATATCGCAACGCAAAGTCACTAGACGCCAACAATGACCGAATGGATGTTGAAGTCAATCATCCAGAATACGGATGGATTCCCTACACTATGGACGCAAGTGTAGTTAATCCTTCATTTGATCATAACGATTTACGGTCTCTTATAGGTTCAAACTTTACTGTGTACACTGCGCCAACGCAAGCAGAGTTAGATGCACAAGTAGCAAGCGAAGTAAGAATGATGCGAGATCACTTATTGAAGTCAGAAGTAGATAGCATCGTATCCAACCCACTACGTTGGGCAGATATGGCGTCAGAAAAACAAACTGAGTGGTCACAGTACCGTACAGACTTATTAAACGTGCCACAGCAATCAGGCTTTCCAAATACTATTTCATGGCCTACAAAACCAGAGTAAAATAATGGCAATTATACCACTTAAAATTCCAGCAGGTTTTTATCAAACAGGAACAGATTTGGACGCTTCTGGACGGTGGCGTGAAGGATCATTAGTGCGTTGGCGCGATGGGTCACTTAGGCCAGTAGGTGGGTGGCGAACTAATGAAAATATAGCAAGTATTACAACAAATGCCCCTAGAGGTATGCACACATGGGAAAGTAACGCTGGCGCAAGGTATGTGGCAGCAGGTTCTTTTAACGAATTAAAAGCTGCATTATCAGGTGGTACTGTTTATGATATAGCGCCTACGGATCTAGTTGCTGGTACAGAAAGTGCTGCTGTAAATATAGGGTACGGCTATGGCTTTTATGGCGTTGGAACTTATGGAACACCTCGTCCAGACACTGGTAACTTGGTAGAAGCTACAACCTGGTCAATAGATAACTGGGGTGAATACTTAGTCGCTTGCTCAACTACAGATGGTAGGCTTTTAGAGTGGCAGCTAGGAACAAGTGTAAAAGCTGCTGCAATTGCAAATGCACCAACAAATAATTTAGGTTTAATTGTTACTGAAGAGCGTTTTATTTTTGCACTAGGAAGTGGTGGTAATCCACGAAAAGTTGCTTGGTGCGATAGAGAAAATAATACTCAATGGTCTGCGTTATCTACAAATGAAGCTGGCGATATAGAATTGCAAACATCAGGTCAAATCCAAACTGCAATAAGGACAAGAGGGCAAACATTAATTATTACAGATATAGATGCCCACACTGCACGTTATATAGGCCCACCTTATGTTTTTGGTTTTGAAAGAGTAGGTTCATCTTCAGGTATTATTTCACGCATGGCAGCAGCAGATGTGGATATGGGTGTATTTTGGATGGGAAACGGTGCATTTTTTAGATTTGATGGAAATGTCGTGTCAGAAATTCCATGTGATGTGCATGATTATGTTTTTGGCGATATGAACACTGCACAAAAAAGCAAAACTTGGGCTTTTACAAATGGACAATTTGGTGAAATATGGTGGTTTTATTGTTCTGGTGGTTCAAATGAAATAGATCGATATGTTGCATTGGATTATAAAGAAAATCATTGGTTAATTGGCAATTTGTCAAGAACTTCTGGTACTTCAAGAGGTGTATTTACCTATCCTATGTTAATGGGTTTCGATGGTGCGATGTATGATCACGAAGTTGGGTTATCTTATTTTGATAAGCAAACAATCACTGTTACGGTAGCAAATGTTGATGGTGGCAATAAGTACATATTAGACCAAAGCAATTATCCAACATTAACTTTAAAAAGGGGTTACACTTATATTTTTGATCAAAGCGATAGTTCTAATTCAGGTCACCCATTACGTTTTCGCAATATAGACGATACATCATATTCAACTAATGTAGTTGCAACAGGTACACCAGGTAGCAGTGGAGCAAAAACTACTTTTGTAGTGCCAGATAATGCGCCAGCGTCTTTAAAATATTACTGCACTGTACATGGTAACGGTATGGGTAATACAATTTCTGTAGTCGCTGCTGATAGTATTTTTGCGGAAACTGGCCCTGTAAGTATCGGCAACGGTGAAAAAATCATGCAGGTAACTAATCTTATTCCTGATGAAAAAACACAAGGTGATGTAAATCTAAGTTTCAAAAGCAGATTTTATCCAAATGCTACAGAAAGTACGCATGGGCCATTTACCCCAACTAATCCAACGTCTGTAAGGTTTTCTGGTAGACAAATTCGTATGCGTGTAGATGGAGACACTCCGTATGCTGCATGGCGTGTAGGAACAATGAGAATTGATGCAAAATCGGGAGGTAGTAGATAATGGCTGCACCAGTATTACCACCAATTGGCGATAACATTGCTGCATGGGGTAATAACCTGACTGCCTATTTGCGTAGGCAATTACCACGTTTATATTTTAAAACAGCAGATGATAACCCATCAGAAGATGGTATTATTTTATGGGATACTACAAATAAATACGCAGTGGTTTCGCATAATAATGCATTTAGACAACTTGCAACAAAGCAAGCAACACCGCCATCAAGTGTAGGTTCAAGTGGTGATGTGGCAGGGATGATTTCATGGGATACGAACTATATTTATATCTGTACTGGATCACACGATGGTTCTACAGCAATTTGGAAAAGGGTAGCGTTAGCTAGTTATTGATGGAACATTGGAGATTAAGCCCAGATTTGCAAAGATGTAAGCCGTGGATAGAGGCCGCATTAGAGCATTGTAACGGCACACATGAATGGGAAGATATTGTTGTAGGTATTGCAAAAGGCACTATGCAACTATGGGCAGCACCAAGGGGGTGCATCGTCACAGAAATTGTGGTATATCCAAGAAAGAAAGTAATTAATATATTTTTAGCTGGTGGAGAATTAGACCAAATTATGGATATGGATCACGATATTGGAGTATGGGCAGAACGACATGGTTGCACTGGCGGTATTATGACAGGTAGGTTAGGGTGGAAAAAACCATTAAAAGAAAACGGTTGGACATTGCAGCACGTTCATTTTCATAAGGACATAAAAGATGGCTAAAGGCGGTAGACAAACACAAGAAGTAATTTTGCCAGAGTTTTTGGAAACTCCAGTACAACAACAATTAGGCATGGCGGCTGATTTAGTTCCTTTGCAAAGCACATACATACCAGATACTGGTGTGCAAGTTGCAGCATTATCACCGCAAGAACAATTAGCAAATCAATATACAGACATGGCGGCACAATCTTTCGGTATGCCAACTGTAGATACAAGCAGTTATTTGCCACCAGTACAAAACATGGGTGGAATACAAGGATATTCATCAGCACCTATGACTGAGCAAATGATCGGTAATGTACCACAACCTATTAGAGATTATGCTGAAAGTTTTGGCATAGCACCTGATGGAACAATTGGCGAAAGAGCGCCACAAAATCAACCTGTAGCCTTAGAAATGCAAGGCGGTAGCAGAGGAAAATAGGAGAATAATATGGCTGGCGGTGCAAATCCACAAATGACAGCAAACCCTTTTGCACAAGCATCAGGGGCGCAACAAGCAGCATTAGCAGGTACAGGGGCTGGTATGGGTTATATGCCATCACAAGTACAGGCAACGTCTTATCAAGCGGCTGATCCAGCGGCAATGATTGGGCAGTTTCAAAACCCTTACGAAAGCCAAGTAGTACAACAAAGTTTAGCTGATATTGGGCAAGCGCAAGATATAGGTCTTAATCAATTAGGCGCACAAGCTCAAGCAGCAAACGCATTTGGTGGCAGTCGGCAAGGTGTAGCAGAAGCACAAACTAGGTTAGGATATGGTAAACAAGCAGCTAATATGGTTGGTAATTTACGACAGCAAGGATTTAATACAGCGTTAGGTGCAGCCCAAAATTTAGCAAATGCACAAAACCAAGCATCACAGTTTGGCGCACAAGCTGGCATGACGGCACAACAACTCAATCAAAGCGCAGGGTTGCAAGGCAATCAACAGCGTCTAGGGGCTGCACAGCAGCTTGGTAACTTAGGTAGACAGTCTTTTGGCTATGGTCAGTCGGTGCAAGATAGAATGGCTGCACAAGGGGCGCAGCAGCGCGGTATACAGCAACAGCTAATTGACGCTGGACGCGCAGATTTCAACAGATACCAACAAACACCAGCACAAGGATTAAATACGCTGTTGGCGGCTATATCAGGAACACCATCTGTCTCAGGTCAGCAAACAAGCTCAAGTCCTGGTTTATTTAATTATCTACAAACAATAGCAATGATGCAGGGGGGTAATTAATTATGATGAACCCTGATCCACAAACAGGTGGTTTATTTAGTTTCTTAAATCGTATGCGTAGACCAAACCAAGCAACTGGTCTTAGTCCATTGCAAAATTTAGGACAAGCACTTGATCCGTTGATACTTCCTGAAATGAGGGCTGGAGAACAAATCAGAGAACAGGGCGCACAGCGTGTTGCTCAAGGCAACAGAAATAAGACTATTGCTGAATTAGAAAAAATGGCAGTTAACAACCCAATGGCGGCACAATTACTTGCAGCAGTCAAAGCTGGCGCAATGACACCAGCCGATGCTTTCAAACAATTAATTACAACGCAATATGATACGTCTGGGAGCATTATAAGAGCAACTGAGAGATTTCCAAATGGCGCATATTATGTTGTTACCGATGCTGGTAGAAAGGTATACAATCCACAAGGTCAATTAGTAACAGGTGAAACAGCAGCCAAAACATTATTAGAGGCGCAAGAAAGTCAAAACTTGTTACAAGCGCAAGGCGTAGGTTTGTCAGAAGCGCAAAAATATCAAGCTAAAACAGTGAACGATGCTTTTGAAAAATCAGACCAAATGACTGGAAGTATTGCAAGTATTGATGAGGCTATACGTTCTATTGATGCAGGTGCGCCTAGAGGCGTCTTTTTCAACTTATTGCCAAATATTACGGAACAAAGTGGTAGTTTAGATAGAGCTTTAAAACAAATGGGATTAGACATTGTAGGATCAGTAACATTTGGCGCACTATCAGCTTCTGAATTACAAGTCGCAATGGCAACGGCATATCCAGAAAATGCATCTGCGCCAGAGTTGCGAAAATTTTTAGTAAGAAGAAAAGAAGCATTGCAAAAATTAAGAAAATACACTGAAGAAGCTGCAATGTTTTTGTCAAATCCTAATAATACACCGCAAGATTGGAAAGCAATCGTTATTCAGAGAAGAAATCAAGCAGAAGCATCTGTCGGGGGAAACCCCTATCTTGACATGGATCTAACCGCATTGAACGAAATTTTTCTAAATAGAGCCTCTTTAAATGAGGTACAAAGAGCGCAATTAATAGAAGCAATAAGGCAAAGGCGTTAGTTTCATGGCTACAATAGATGAAATGCTCAAAGTATTGGAAGCTGAACAAGGCGCAGTAAACGAAACTGTGGGCAATGGAAGCAACGGTAATCTCCTGACACCAGAAGCAATGCTTTCAGAATTAGAAAACCCAACAACGCAAGATGCACCAGAAAAAATTGGTTTGATTGATTGGTTAAAGGGTGGAAAAAGAGAAGATAATATAGATTTAATACAAAATGCACCGTTAAATTTGCCATCACAAAAAGCAGCGCAAATGACTGCTTTGCTTGCAACAACTGCTAGTGATGATCGTTTGCAGTCAGGTATAAGTAAAATTATACCAAATGCACAATTCGACAAAGATAAATACGGAAATTTAGTTGTCATTTCTCCAATATACAATAATGAAGGTAATGAGCTACAGCAGTATACTAGATTTTACCCCAATCCAGTAGGGTTACAAACTCAAGATTTGATGCAAGCTGCTGGCGTTATAACACTTGGTCAGTTAATCTCTACTGGTGTGGGAGCGTTAGGATTAACTGCTGTATCACCACTATTAGCTGGCAGTGTTGTTGGGGCTACAGAAGCAGGGATAATAGAGCTTGCAAGTTCGGTTCTGTCTGATGATCAATTTCAAGTTTTTGATGTTCCTCTTGGCGCTTTGGGTGGCGCTGGTGGCGTAAAAGCAGGGCAGTATTTAGGTGGACTGTTAAAAAGGTTTAAAAGCAGCCCTAAAAGTATCGTTGATGAAAATGGACAGTTTTTACCAAATGTTAAAAAGGATTTAATAGATTTAGGGTTAGACCCTGATACAATAAGTAGAAGTATTGCAGCAGATATTTTAAAAAAAGCCAAAACTGCTGTTGATCCACAAAGTGGTGTTGCTGTTGCGGAAGCACAATCATTACCAATTCCAACATCTATTACTAAAGGTCAAGCCAGTGGCTCTAAACCACAACAACTTTTAGAAGATCAACTAGCGTCTGGGGCGTATGGAGAGACAACTGCTAAAATAATGTCTGATTTTTACAATCGGCAGCAAAATCAACTAACAAGCAATTTGCCTGAAATACAAAAAACGTTAGGTGGTCAACAAGTATTAGAAAGTGGCGCTGGTGGAGAAGCTGCACAAAAAGCATTATTAGAGGCTAGAAATCAAGCGCGGCAACGTGCAACTGCAATGTTTGATGAAGCTGATCAAGCTGGCAGTGCTTTTTTAAACAGATTTGTTGCTGATGAAATGTCAACTGATTTAACAAATGTAGTAAGTAAATATAATCCAGGTGAAATACCGAATACACTTAAATCAGCAACAGAAATACAAGATGTTATATCAAAACGTGGTAGTGTAAAACGCTTGTTTGAAATCAGAACAAGGCTTGTAAACACTGGCGCAATGGGAACGCAAGAAAGAGCCGCAGCTACAGCCTTAAAAAAACAATTAGATGCAAGTTTAGAAAAATATGTTGATGAAGGTTTGCTGACAGGTGATCCAAGTGTTGTTGAGAAACAAATAGCAGCAATAAAAAATTATGCAGATTTTGCATCAAAATATAAATCAGGTGGGGTTTTAGAAAAATTAACTGAAAAAGTAACGCAAGACGGAAATCGTGTATTAAAAGTTCCACCTGAAAGTGTAGCAAATTTTTTGTTTTCCGCGTCAGGGTCAAAATTAACTGCACCTGGTGAATTAGTCAGAACTATGAGAGTTCTAAAAGAAAATTTACCAAAAAATCAATTTGACCAATTAAGGCAAGAGGCTTTTTTAAAAATGGCAAGACAATCTGCTGGTAAAATTGGCGAAGCTGGCGAACAAGAATTATCGGGTGCAAAATTTCTTAAATACTGGAACGGAATGAAAAGAGATAATCCAGTATTAGTGCGTGAATTGTTTACAAAAGAAGAACAGGAATTAATAAACAAATTTGCATCTGTTGCTTCAAGAATAACAAGCCAAGCAAGAAATTACTCAAATTCTGGAAATATATTAGCAAATTATATGCAACAATTAACAAAAACTATTGGTGGAAATATATTCTTTAGATCAGCAGCAATGTTGCCAGTAATAAATTTTGCTTACGAAGGTGCTAAACAAACATTAGGCAGAAGCATGGCATCTAGAGTTGGTGATGTAACAACTAATAGTGCAGTTCCTCTCTTGCCGTCTGCAATCGGTGGCGCAGCAGCAAGTAGCGATATTGGTGGTGATTTGTTATTAGACCAATATAGAAGAACAACAGGCACAAATATACCTAGATAGGAATAACATGCGATTAGAACCATTAGATCAAACACAAATTGAAAGCATTGTTTCCAAAGCAGTACAAGATGCGGTGGATTTCGTGGATAGTGAGATAGCACCACAAAGAATAAAAGCTCAACGCTATTTTGATAATCAGGTTGATATAGGACACGAAGAAGGTCGATCTGGTGTTGTTGCATCAAAGTGTCGGGAAGCAGTGCGAGGCATTAAACCAAGCATACAGCGTATTTTTCTAACAAGCGAAAAACCTGTTGAGTTTGTACCAAAAGGCCCAGAAGATGTTGCAGCAGCAGAGCAAGCCACAAGTTTTATTGCTTATAAGTTTCAAAAACATAATGGTTATAAAGTTTTAAATGACGTTTTCCAAGATGCAATGGTTAAGAAAACTGGTATTGCGTATGTCTATTACAACGACACAATGAAGCCTGAAATATTTACTATGCGTAATCTTACCGACGAAGCTTTTACAGCATTAGTTGGAGAAGACGATGTTGAAGTTTTAGAACATGAAGTACGCACTAGCATATCTATTGATGCAGAAGGTATAGAAATAGAAGTTCCAGAGCACGATGTAAAACTTTCGCGGTCTATACCTCATGGTGAAATATGTATAGAAAGTGTGCCTCCAGAGGATTTTTTCGTAGATCGTAATGCGCGTGGAATTGATAGTTATTACGTTTGTGGTCATAGCACAGAGGTAAGGGTTTCTGACATTCTTGCTATGGGTTTTTCAATAGAAGATTTAGATGGATTAGATAACACAGAGTATAGTGTAGTAGATGACGAGGCAGAGTTTGAAAGGCGTGGGTACGCTATTGATGACGGTGAAGATGAGAATGTAAGTGCATCGTCAAAAAAAATAACACTGACACAAGCATATATGGAATTAGATATAGAAGGTACAGGAATACCAAGATTGTACCAATTTTTGTGTGTTGGATCGACATATAAAATACTTAATTTTTACGAAGCTGACACAGCCCCATATGCAATTTTTGAATGTGATCCAGAACCACATGCTTTTTTTGGAACAAGTTTGGTTGATTTAGTAATCTCAGATCAGGATGCTGCAACTGCAATGTTGCGTGGTGTGCTGGATAATGTTGCGCTTACAAACAACCCAGGTATTCAATACGTCGATGGTCAAGTTTCGGTAGAAGATTTGCTTAACAACGAAATTGGAAGAATTGTGCGTGTTAAGTCACCTAATGCTATAAATGAAATGACTGTACCATTTACTGCTGGTAGCACATTGCCAGCGTTACAGTATTTTGACCAATTAGTAGATAATAAAACTGGCGTTTCTAAAATGGCGCAAGGATTAAATCCAGATGTGCTAAAGTCTTCTACAGCAACAGCAATTGCAGCATCTATGGAAGGGCAAACAGGACAAGCGGAAGTTATAGCGCGAAATTTTGCAGAAGGTGGCATGAAGCAAATGTTTCGCTTGATGTTAGAGCTAATGGTAAAAAATGCAGACGGTGACGAACTTATGCGTTTAAACGGTACATTTGTTCCAATAAACCCTGCTGTATGGGAAACTGATATGGACTTAATAGTCACTGTTGGTCTTGGCACTGGGCGCGAAAACGAACGTGCAGCCGTATTACAGCAAACCTTACAAATCCAACAAGGTATATATCAATCATATGGTGCTAATAATGGTGTAGTTACATTGACACAAATCAGAAATACTTTGGCTGATTTATTAGCTCTTGGTGGTGTGAGAAATGCAGATCGTTATTTCATGCCTATGACACAAGAAATAGAGCAACAAATGATGATGCAGCAGCAACAAATGGCACAACAGCAAGCGATGATGCAAGGACAACAGCCTGATCCAAATGCTGCGTTTATGCAAACAGAAGCAATGAAAGCGCAAACCAGAGCGCAAGTAGATATGTCTAAAGCTCAAATGGACATGCAGTATAAAATGCACAAATTAGGCATGGATGACGATTTATCTAGGGATGAAATGGTGCAAGATTTAGCTGTTAAAGTTGCTGAGATTTTAGGTAAATATGGCACTGCTGTTGATACTGCTAGTATTAAGGCAGAGCAAGATGCGCCTAGACCACACAACGATCAGATGATGGGAATGTGATTTGGATATGGAGCAAAAGGCCAAACGGTCTAAATCACTATTAGAAAATGAATGGTTTCAAGAAACCATAAAGAATTTGCGAGAAGAACAAAAATCTATTTTCGCGAATAGCGCACCTTCAGAAGTGGAGGAACGCGAAGAAGCGCACAGTATTATCTGTGCATTAAATGCAATAGAGCGTGAGTTGCAATCACACGTTGATACACTAACGCTACTAACAAAGAAGGGAAAGCACCGTGTCCACGACTAACCCAATCAACGGCAATGATTACCAGGCGGTTGCCGAAAATTTGATTATGGAAACGCCAGACAATCCTGAGAAAACAACAGACGAAGTTGTCGAAGCAATTGTTGACGAACAACCTGAAGTAACTGAAGAAGTTGTTGATGAACAGGATGACGTTGAAGCCCAAGCCAACGAGGACGATTTGGGTGAGGAATACGAAGAAGCTGAACAGGACGAAGTTCAACCAGAACCACAGTATAAAGTCAAAGTAGATGGCATTGAAACTGAGGTAACTTTGGATGAGCTACAACGTGGCTATTCAGGGCAAAAGTATATCCAAAAGGGAATGGCTGATAATGCTGAAACTAAAAAAACATTAGATGAAGCACAGTTACAAATAACCCAAGAGCGCCAAGTGCTTCAGCATTTGGTACAGCAACTGCAAAGTGGTGATGTTCCGAAAGTACCAGAGTATCCATCAGAGGAACTACGAGCTAGTGACCCTCTAGGGTATTTAGAAAAAGAAGCGGAATATCGCAGGGCTGTAGATAAACGTCAAAATTTTGAGCAACAACTACAAGTTCAGATGCAACAACAAACGCAGCAAAAACAAAAGCAAGAGCAAGAATTTCTTAGCCAACAGGCAATGCGACTTGCTGAGTGGATGCCTGAGTTTGGTGATCCTGAGAAACGTAGTGTATTTATCCAAGAAATAGCGACTAAAGCTAAAAAACATTACAACTTATCGGACGAACAGATAGGTACTGTAAAACATGCTGAAGAAGTTATGGTTTTAAATGATGCTTTAAAATGGCGAGAATTACAGGCCAATAAAGGTAAAGCTAAACAAAAAGCTGAAGGTGCAAGGCCAGTGGTCAAGCCAGCAGCAAAACGTGCGGCTAATGCAGGGAAAGTATCAAGGGCAAAACAAGCAGAGGCGAATATGAAATCAAAAGGTGATATAGACAGTATAGCTAATTATCTTTTGAACCCTTAACTTTTGCAGAAAGGATACAGCAATGGCTGTTACAGCAAATACAAACGAGACATATGATGTCTCAACAATCCGTGAGGATTTAAGCGAAGCTATGGCTTCTATAACCCCAACTGAGACTATTTTTATGTCTACAATTGGATCACGCAACGTTGACAACACATATTTTGAGTGGAGTGAAGTTGACCTGGCGGCTACTGGCGCAAACAGGCAGATAGAGGGTGATGTAGGACTATCAAACACAGCACCAACTAACGCTGTTCGTAAAGGTGGTTACACACAGATTTCAGCTAAAGTTGTAGAAGTATCTTCAACCAACCAGGCTGTTAATGGTGTGGCAAATGCACAAACTGTTGCAAAGCAAGTAGCTTACAAACTCTCTGAATTGAAAAGAGACATGGAAGCCATGTTGCTAAGTAACGTAGCAGCGGCTGCTGGTTCATCTGGTACTGCTAGACAAACAGCAGGGCTACCAGCTTACTTGACTGCAAACGTTTCGCGTGGCTCTGGTGGTGCTAACGGTACTACATCTGGATCAGGTGAAAGTGGTTTTGTAAACGCAGCAGCAACTGACGGTACTCTAAGACCATTAACTGAAACATTGTTAAAAGATGTTATCAAAGGTTGTTGGGATAGTGGCGCACAACCGTCAGTAGTTATGTGTGGTTCTGCACAAAAGCAAAAAATATCTGCTTTTACAGGTAACGCAACACGTTTTAAAGAAGCTGAAGATAGCAAATTAAATGCTGCTATCGACGTTTATATTGGTGATTTTGGTGAGCTACAAATCGTTCCAAACCGCCATATGCGTGTAAGAACGGTGTCCAGTGTGGATCATACACCAGACGTTTTTGTTCTTGATCCTAGCTTTGCGGAAGTTGCTTACTTACAAACAGCGAAGCAAGAACCATTAGCGAAAACAGGTCTGTCAGAGCGTCGATTAATAAGCTGCGAATATGGCTTACAGGTTACTTCTCAAAAGGCACATGGTGTCGTTGCAGACGTAAACGCATCATAATATTAAGGGGGGCAGAAATGCCCCTCTACTAATGGAGTTTTGTATGAAAATAAAAATTACAACAGATCGGCAACCATTTCTGGATGATGAACCCAAAAACATGGGTGACATTGTAGAAGTAAGCGCAGAAGATGCTGCAACTTTTATTGAAAATGGATTTGCAGAAGAAGTTACATCTGATGAAAAACCTAAACGAGCGCGAAACGATAAAGGGCAGTTAATGGCAGACGATCCTAGCACCCCTGACGTAAATGAAGCGTGGGAAGGTGGAGAAGCCCCAGAATGAGCCAAAACATATTAAATACTTCTTACCACACAGAAGATGGTAAACTGATTATAAAGCGTTCTCAGGACGTACAGCGCATATTAGATTTCAACAAGGAACGAAATATAGACGGTCACAACCGTAACAGCGAAATGCGTTTAGCTGGTTCTATACCTTTTGTTGTTGCGGAAATGTGGGCTAAAGAGTGTGGCGCAAATATAGGATCGCAAGAGTTTCAAGCATATGTTAAAAAGAAACTTATGAGTGGCGATTTTTCTAAGTTAGTAGCAAACGGATATTGATATGAATAAACCAACATTAGCATCTTTAGATAAAAGGGTAGTAAAAGTGGAAACTCAACTTGATGAACGCTGGAAACAAATGATGGCAAGAATACAAAGGGTGGAAATGGTTATTCTTGGCAGTGCTGGCGCAATTATCTTAATGTTGGTTTCTATTCTTACTAAGGTCTAATGATTGACCCAGTTTCTTGCGTTGCCCTGGCAACTGGGGCATATAAAACTCTCCGCGCAGGTTTAGACACTTATAAAGATATTTCTGAAATGGGTGGTGCTTTAGCAAATTGGGGTAAAGCGTGTTCTGATTTTCAGCAAATAGAAGAGCGTCATAAAAATCCACCCTTCTGGGAAAAAACTTTTAAAGGTTCTGACATGGAAACCGCAACGCTTCTTTGGGCAAAAAAAGAAGAAATGGCGCGTATGCGATCTGAGCTAAAAGACTATGTCAGTTGGAATTTTGGGCCAAAAAAATGGGATGAAATTTTGTCAATAGAGGCGCAAATGAGAAAACAAAGAAAAGACGAAATATACAAAAAACAAGCTAGAATTGATGCTGCAATAAATTTTGCAATAGGTGCAGTAATATTTAGCATTGGTGCAGCTATATTATTTGGGTTATTTTATTTCTGGGGAAGCAAGCAAGGGCGCTGGTAATGTGGGTTTTACTTTGGGTGCAATTATCAACAGGTGGATTTGAACACTATCATGTTGGAAGCTATACCAAACAAGAGGTGTGTGAGATTGCTAAAGAAGACGCTAAAGTTCTTGTCACAAGCGATAAAGCAAAAGTGGTATGTATTAAAATAGAGTTGTGACACTTAGAGAATTTCGCAATAAATACATAATATATGACAAATCGGGAAAAGTTGTTATAATCACACGAGAAAAAAGAATAGCAATTGCATATGCTAGGGCGAAGAGATGACAGAATTTGATAAAGTAGACGCCAATAAAAATGGTGTTATAGAAAGAAATGAGTGGGATAATCTGCGGTTGGAACAGGCCAGATTGGAGATGGTAGACCAAGATTTAAAGCGCAATTCAGAGCGTAGGTTCACTGCCTTTGCATTATTTGGGATGCTAATTTATCCTTTTTTTATCTTGCTTGCCTCTGTCCTTGGTTTTGACAAAGCGGCAAGTTTAATCACAGATGTTGCATCAGTCTATGTATTGTCAGCGAGTGCCGTAGTGGGCGCGTTTATGGGCTTCAATGCCTACAGCGCAAAGGCTAACGGTAAATCAGCAAGTGTAAAAATGGAGGGTGAGTAATGTTACAAGCGTTTATAGGGCCAATTGCTGAACTTGCTGGCGGTTGGTTAAATGCTAAAACTCAAAAGCAAGCGGCTGATGCAAAGCTCAAGTTAACTGAGGCTGAAGCGAAAGCTAAAATACTTTTAAGCAAAGAAACTTCTGTAGCTGATTGGGAACGCATGATGGCGCAAGGTTCTCAATCAAGTTGGAAAGACGAATATTTTGTAATAATTCTAAGTATTCCATTAATTTTATGTTGGATACCAGGAACAGAAGGTTGGGTTGATCGTGGTTTTGAACAGCTTTCTAAAGCACCAGACTGGTATTTTTACAGCTTGGGCATATCAATCTCTGCA